GTACGCACACTGCGTTCGGCAGGCCAAGCTGCTGGTCGAGGTGTTCGAGCGCTACGGCGTTCGGGCGAGCATCGTGTACGCCAAGCAGCGGCCCGATATTCGCAAGGCGAACATGGACGCCTTCATCGCCGGCGACACGAAGATCATCGTGAACGTCGGCATCTTGGGCATGGGGTGGGACTTCCCCGACCTCCGCAACATCTATTCGGCGGCGCCGACCAAGAGCCTCTCAAAGCTGGAGCAACGCATCGGCCGTGTGCTGCGTCCGCTCACGGGCACGCTGCACCCGGAGATGAGCCTGGACGAGCGCCGCCGGGCCATTGCCGACAGCGGCAAGCCTCGCGGCAACTACTACGACATAACGGGAAACATCCGCACTCAGCAGCTGCTCAGCGTGTTCGACGTCCTGGACGCACAACTCCGCCAGTCGCCTGCCAGAAGGGAGCGCTTGGCCGCGACCCTCTCCATGGAAGGCGTCGATCCGATGGATGCAATCCGCGAGGCGGATGCAGCGGAACTTGCTGAGCTAGAGCGTCAGGCGCAGGAGATGATCGAGAAGCGCAAGCGGCTGATTGTCGGCGTCACCTTTGACCACGAAACCCGAGATCCGTTCGCCGCCCCTGAGTCGAAGAAGCAGCGCGGCTGGCGGATGATGTATGGGAAGTACAGGGGCGAGCCGCTCTCTTCGATCCCGGAGGGATACCTCTCGTGGGTCATGTCCAGCCAGAAGAAGGACAGCCCGTTCAAGTCGGCGGTCAGGAAGGAACTTGACCGCAGGAAGCAGGAGCAGCAAGCCGCCAAATAGGAGGCTGCATGAAGAGCGATGGAGCGCTTGGTGGAAAAGTCATTGGCGAAATCGGCGTGGCGATGGCTGTGGAGCAGCTACTCCGGGCCGGCTACGCAGTCGCCATCCCAATTGTGGACGAGGGCTACGACCTCATCGCATTTGACGGGCGACGTTATTGGCGAGTGCAGGTCAAGGCTACCGGCTCAAACGGACGGAACAGAGGCAGCATTCGCCTTGGCTGTGGACGCGACAAGCGTGGAGCGTATTGCCCCACGCAAGTCGACGCCTTCGTCGCAGTTCAAATCCGCACAAAGGTCGCCATGTGCGTCCCGGTCGCAGCGGTGGCCGGCCGCACAAGCATCGCGTTCTCGGAGTACGACCAATGGTCTGACTTCGGCGTCCTGCGTCGCATCAAAACACAACGCCGTTGAGGTGTCTGCGGCATAGATCGAACAACAACACGAACGGCTGCGCGGGTTGGGAAAACCTCTGGCGCGCAGACGCATGACCCACGACCAGAAGGGATCGTGACGAACGTGGGTAGGCCAGCCGCAAGCGACAGGGCCAAGTCACGCGGGCAACAGGATGCTCGATAAGCAGGTCGCATGCCTCCGCCCCTGTGGCAAGGAGGACACCCCTACTGCGTCCTAACTGACAGTGGGCAGGTGGCGGCTAACCCTAGCCTTCGGGCTGGGGATTAGTCGCCGTCCACCCTCAGCGAGCCTTCAAACAGTGAGCAGATTTGTGTCACCAATAGATGACGTCTCAATGGTAAGGGTCAGCGATGAAGCCGGAGCGCAGATGGTAATCGCATGCGTTCCCGGATCAGCGAAGGACCTTGTCTGCATAGGGCAAGACGATTCATGGACAGCCAACTGCAAGCCCGTCACGAGCGTCATCTTCGACGTCAGCGTGGCGGTTCAGCTGACGAATCACAGGGACGTTGCGGCGCTTTCCGGCTGGCTGTCAGCCGCCGCCGTTTGGCTGAAGAGCAGGCAGAAACTCGAGCGAGAGGAGGTGGACGATGAGCGGAGTGATTTCTAAGGCTCTGAGCGCGCTCCTGAAGGAGAACTCGGACGCGGCGGCCCTGGCAAAGCGGGTGGCGAACGCCATTGCTTACCGCCCTCGTAAGTGCGAGCGGACCTGGAATGTCGTTACGGGAGAGGGCTGCTTCAGGTGGCAGATCGAATTCAAGGACGAGCAGCAGATGCTCGATTTCGAAAACGCCCTTTCGGAAATCCTCGACTGGTCGGAACAAGGAGATGAGTAATGGCAGCTCGGAACTATCGCTGTTCGCAAAGGAGTACCCGTTCTGCGCCGTGTGCTGGAACAGGTCGGACGAGCTGCACATCCACCACATGCAGCAGGGCGCAGGCAGGAGCCACGACAGGCGGAACCTGCTGCGCCTCTGCCGGTGGTGCCACGACGGGCTGCACTTCGGCGGCAAGCACGACCTCAAGAAGGGGATGTGCCTCACGGCCAAGAGGGAAGTCGACGACGCCAACTACGACCCGGAGTTCCTGGCTAGCCTCCGCCTCAAGGCTCATCTGGGTTATGGCCCGCAACGCTATCCGGCGCGCGTATTCGGTTGGAGAAGGAAGCACGGAGTCCCACAGGAGCTAGCACTCATGGCAATCAACAGCAGAAACAAGGGCAAGCGCGGAGAGCTCGAGGCTGCGGCTGAGTGGAACCGCCTGGTGCCGAACGCGCACAGCCGGCGAAGCCAGCAGCACAGCGGCACCGAGTCGGCCAGCGACCTAATAAGTCCCGGCACGCCTCATCTATGGCTGGAGGTTAAGAGGGTTGAGCGTGGGCTGAACCTGGATGCCGTCATGGAGAAGTCCAGAGAGCAGTGCGGAGAGCTGTGCCCAGTTGTGCTGCACAGAAAGAACGGCGGCGAGTGGATGGTCACTCTCCCGCTCGAGCAGATCAAGCGGTTTGTTCAGCAGGTCCAGGGAGCTATGTGATGCCCGAGAACCACTCGTTTCTCATCAACGGCGTGCGCTGGCTGTGGAGGTACACGCGCCTGATCGGTCAGGCGCAAGGATGGACGTACATGAAAGACCCGAAGAACCCCAACGTGCGAGAGAAGGTGCTGATCGACGAGCGGCTCAAGGGTCGGGCGAGACTGAACACGGAGATACATGAGTTCCTTCATGCGGCCAACCCGACGCAGAGCGAGGAGCATGTCACGCAACAGGGCGACGACTTGGCGAGGATCCTGTGGTCGCTGGGATACCGGCTCAAGGAGGACGCATGAACGTCAACTTGGAGTGGTTCGAAGTGAGCAGGGCTGCACTGGTCGGCGTGGCCAGGAACGTGGAGGCGCTCCGTAAGGGGCTGCAAAACGCCCGACCGACCAACGAGAAAGACTGGGACATCCACATCCTTGGTGCGCTGGGTGAGTGTGCGTTCGCAAAGGCGACCAATCGCTACTGGAACGGGAGCGTCAACACATTCAAGTCCGGCGGGGACGTTGGCGAGGTCATCCAGATACGGACGCGATCCAAGCATCACTACGACTTGATCGTCCGCGACGAAGACAAGGACAGCGACCTGTTCGTACTTGTGACCGGAGGCCCGCACGAGTTCGTTGTGCACGGCTGGATGCGGGCCAAGGACGCCAAGAAGGACGAGTACCGGCAGGACTACGGCAACTACGGGGCGGCCTACTTTGTGCCGAAGTCTCGTCTGCTTGACCTCGAAAGCCTCGCAGGAGAAGAGCGATGAACGACACCACAATGCAGACATTCACCGGCAAGCTCGTAGACCTAGCCAACTTCACTGAGGCCGACGTCCGCCTTCCGGACATAGCCCACGCGCTGTCGCTTATCAACAGATACACGGGGCACACGACCGCGCCGTACTCTGTGGCGCAGCACAGCGTCATGGTTAGCCATCTGTGCCGTCCAGAGGATGCCGCTTGGGGGCTGCTGCACGATGCCAGCGAGGCATATCTCGGCGACGTGGCTCGCCCGCTCAAGGCCCTGCTGCCAGATTACGTCGAGCTTGAGCATCACGTGCAGCGAACGATAGGCAAGCACTTCGGCCTGTCGTGGCCAATCCCCGAGTCCGTCAAGGCTGCGGACAGCATGGCTCTGCTTGCTGAGAAGAGGGTGCTTCTGTCTGTCGATCACGACTGGGGCATCAGCGCAGAGCCAGTCGTGATGCCGGTAAGTCCCGGTGCGTGGAGTGATGCGAAGTCTAGTTTCGAACGTCGTTTCCTGGAGGTAATGCGATGAAGGATTTCAATGGCGATTCTGTTCGGTATCAGTCTGG